AGCTGTCGCCGGTGAGCGCATAAAAGCGCCGGGATTCTTCAACGACCCCGCCATTCGGGAAGCATGGTGCGCAACAAGATGGGACGGTCCGGCAATGACACAACTTGACCCGTTAAAAGAAGCAGAGGCGGATGAGATACAAGTGAAAAATGGATGGAAAACCAACGAACAGGTCACACGCGAGCATTATGGCAGCGACTGGGAGGCAAACATGGAAACTGTGCGGCGTGAGCAGGAAATGCTTTCATCAGTCGGTAATAATAATCCTGATAACATGGAAGGAGAAAACAGCAATGAATAAATTCGCAGAAATGATATCTCGGATTGCGCGTCCTAAAATAGTGACAAGTCCGGCGTCAAATCAGCAGAAATGCTATTCAATGGCATTAAACGCAGATAACGAAGCAGAAATTACAATGTACGGTGAAATTGTGGAAGAACGTCCCTATGACTATTGGGAAGACAAGCCTGTTGACGGTTCTTTCATCATCCGAAGCGAATTCCTTGACGACCTTGACAGCATAGTAAAAAGCGGCGCAAAGAAGGTTAGAATCCGTATGGACAGCGTCGGCGGTGATTGTGGTGTTTCGATATTTATTCACAACAGACTGAGAGAGCTGTCGAGAAACGGCGTAGAGGTCACCTGCATTGTCGACGGAGTGGCAATGTCGGGCGGCTCACTGATAATGTGTGCTTGTGACAATGTTCAGGTCAATCCGTCAAGCCTGATAATGATTCACAAGTGTCTTTGCTTTATGTTTGGCTACTATAATGCTGACGAACTCAGAACTGCTGCTACGAGTAACGATTCGTACGACAATGCGCAGGTAAGCGTATATCAGCGAAAGACCAAGCTGTCAGAGACGGTGATACGTCACATGATGTCGGACACAACATACATGACTGGAACAGAAGCGGTAGAAAAAGGCTTTGCGGATTCACTTTTAGAAGACGCAGAGCCTTTATCAATTGCCGCCAGTGCAGACAGAAAATCTCTTCTCGTACATGGCAAGGAGTTCAGACTTGCACACGGAATGATTATTCCGGAAAGTATACCAACGGTAGGAACCGCACAGAAGAACAGCGCGGAGACTATAAAAACAAATTTGCCGGAAACTAACACCGGCAGCGAAGGAGGTAGCCTAATGGCAAAAAATCTTACAGAATTGCGGGCTGAAAATCCCGCTCTCGCTTCTTCAGTTGAAGCCGAAGTAAGGGCGGCGGTGTTAGCTGAGAACGACAATACCGCTGCCATAAATGAGGCAGTTGCAAACGAACGCGCACGCTTACAGGCAATTGATGAAATTGCCGCAAATGTCGATTCGGCAATGCTCGCAGAAGCGAAGTATGGCAATACAGCCTGCTCAGCGCAGGAGCTTGCGTTCCGAGCAATGAAGCAGCAGACGAGAGCCGGCGCAGATTTCCTCGAAGGGCTTAGCGAGGACTACAAGGCTTCAAACGCCGGAAAAGTCCAGGCAGTTGTTCCAAAAGATGACGAGGAAAAGAAGCCGAGTACGCCCGAGGAAAAGTCTGCCGCTGCTAAAAACGACATCAAATCCCTTTTAGGAAAGGAGAATAATTAATGGCTGACTTAAACAGAAAGCTCGGAGTTGTGGAGCAGGACAATCTTATAACCTCAACCGATCCGGTACCTATAATCGGTCATGCGACAATCAAAAAGGAAGCTGCCGGAGAAAAGGTTTATAAGAGAGGAACCGTTCTCGCTCTTGATTCTGCGGATAACAAATGCGTTATTCTCGCAGACGGGGCAGCCCTTACCGCAAATTGCATTCTTTGCGACGACGTCACAGTTGGCACCGCCGAAGACGTAACCGTCCCGGTTTATATCGCAGGATGCTTTAATCCCGACAGAGTTATAGTCGGAGAGGGCTACACCATGAAGCCCACCGATTATGATGCGCTCCGCAAATACAGCATCATTTTTAAGGCGGCACTTCCCGCCTATTCTAAGACAGAGGAGGAATAATCATCATGGCCAATATCCCTATCAATCTGCTTGACAGTTATCATCTTCTTGCAAGCGTCGAAGAAGTAACACACGTTCCTCAGTTTTTTAAGGACCGCTATTTCCCGACCGGAGCGGAAGATATTTTCGCCGCTGATAAGGTTCTTGTGGAATTCAAAAACGGCGACGAAGAAATGGCGCCGTTCGTTTCACGCCGTGTTAAGGACATTCCTGTTGAGCGCGGCGGTTATGAAGTACATGAGCTTCAGCCTGCATATATCGGTCTTTCAAGAACCCTCACAGCCGACCAGCTTACACAGAGAGGCTTTGGCGAAGCTATTCTTCCCAATTCCTCGGAAGCTGAAAGAGCTGCACGTTTGATACACAACGACTTTGTAGACCTTGATAAACGTATCCGCAGACGTGAAGAATGGATGTCGGTTCAGACCATTCTCAACAATGGTCTCGATATGCAGGAGTATATCGACGCTAAAACCAAAGGAGAATTGCTCCATATTCGGTACTACGGCGATAATTCCGAACACAAGTATACCGTTGCTAAAAAGTGGGATTCTGCCGATGGACACATGTACGGCGACATAAGAGCGATGGCAAAATCGCTTACTTCGCGTGGATTAAAAGCAAGCGACCTTGTTGTCGGCTCAACTGTTGCAGATTTTCTGCTTGACGACCCGAAAATTCGCGAGCTACTTGACAAAAACTCCGGCGTAGCAGTCGGCGGTCTTAATCCAACTATCGAGGCGGACGGCGTTTCTGTTCTCGGTTCCCTTAATTTCGGCGGTCACAAGCTTACCATTATCTGTGTTGAGGAAACCTACAAAGGCGAGAACGGAGTGAGAATCCCCTACTATCCTGCCAACAGCGTAACGGTAACGGCTCCCGGATGCGGATGCACGAAGTACGCACAGATTACCCAGATGGATCATGGCTCCGAGAACTACACCACATATGCTAAGGCTCGCGTTCCCAAACTCATAGTGGATTACGACCATGATGAGCGTAAGCTCCGTCTTGGTTCCCGTCCCCTCACCGTCCCGAGGAACTATTGTCCTTACGTTACCGCAGATAACGTCGTAGGCTAAGGCGCAAAGTGAAAGGAGCAAGTCATGAAAATCAAGATTATATCCGGCATATACGGACTCAACGAGAATGGGCGCATCAAGCCAAAAACGTCCTGCGACGAACCGTTTGAAGTGGACGATACCGAGGCAGAGCGCCTTTTATCCCTTGGAGTTGCAAAGAAAGTGGCTCCTGCCGTTGAAAATCCTGCCGACAGTAAAGAAATTTTGCCGGAAGCCGGACACATATCCGATGATGGCGGATCTGATGACGAAGACGCAGAGCCCGAAATCTTGGAAGAGGACGAAGATGCATACCCCTCATACTCCGACAAGTCCGATATTCAGGGACTCAAGGATATCGCAAAGGCCTACGGCATTAGTTTCTCACCCAATATCGGGAAGGAGAAGCTGCTTAAGAAGCTTGATGACTTCTTTAAGGAACCCGACCTTTCGGCTAGTGATCCGGTCATATGAGTTTTAAAGATATGGTTGCCCAAGATAACAAAAACGTGTTTCTCAATGCCGACGAGTTTGCAGAGATGCGCACAGTTATCTACGACGGTGAAGAATATCCTGATATTCCTGTTGTGCTGACGAAAACAAAAGAAAACGAACGCCCTGCTATCGTTGGAGATGTGCAGGGCGTTCACATTGTAGCGGCGATTGCACATATAGCGCAGTCTGACCTCAACGGAATTATTCCCGAGCAAAAGCAACACATCAATATTTCTGATGGAATTGCGCTCGGAAAGCCGTTTTTCCGCAAGTTCACAATCATCACTTCTGATTGTGAGATGGGAATGCTCAATCTTGAACTGGAGGCGTATGACGAGTGAGTGATATTTTTTTATCAGAGAATAATCCTTCGACGCAAACGCAATGGATAAAGCTCACCGACAACGGACGGCTTGAAGAAGCTGAAAAAAAGCTTGCAGGAATATGTGAAAGTGTTAAAAAGGCATTCGGATCAGCCGCTAAGAGAACGGCTAAGAGCAGCATTAATCTGGCTTCAAAAGACGTGCGCAAGGAGTATTTGATTAAGGATTCCGACTTTAAGAAATATACTCGTTCGTCTTTTCATGTCGATGACAGCGGAGCATCAATAGTATTTCGAGGTTGGCACATTCCGCTGATTGCATTTGAAGCAAAATTCGGCAAGGACGGCAGGGTGATGGCAAGGGTAAAACGTTCTTCGACTAAGACGGCGTTGGATCACGCCTTCGTGCGTTCGGTTGCGAGAGGTCATACCGGAGTATTTGAGCGCGTTGGAGATGATCGACTGCCCATTCGGGAATTCCTCGGTCCATCTGTTCCGCAGATGATGAGTTACAACGAGAATCTCCAGGAAGCTATTGCAGAGCATACAAAAGAGACATTTGAAAAACGCTTCGACCATGAAGTGACAAGACTTCTGAACGGCTGGGGGAGATAATACATGCTTTTTATTTTGCTGAATGATTTGAAGATGTTCATAAATGAGGCTGTGAAAAATTTCAGTCTGCCAACAGCAGTTCAAAAGGATGATACTGCCAATGAGCCTCGTGCGCCGGAACTTCATCTTATGCGATTACCCCGCAGTACTTCATACAAGAAGTTTGCACCATACATAATCATACAGGTGGTAACCGGGAAAGACGGACAGCCGACGGGCAATCGTTCTCAATCGGTAGTAAACATTCGGCTCATATTCTGCACCTACTGCGAGGACGAGGAAGAGGGCGCGCTCATGCTTCTTAACGTCATGGACGCGGTACGCCTAAAACTTCTCGAAAACGTTGTGATAGCCAAGAAGAATAAAGTTGATACCGATGCGGGTATTGACTATCTTTTCTATCCCGAAGACACCGCTCCGTACTACGCCGGTGAAATGGATTTTTCAGTTATGTTACCGCCCATAGAAAGGAAGGTAGATTTAAGTGGCTTATAAACCAAAACCAAGCACCGCAAAGGATAACGGCGTTTTTGTGTACGTCGGCCCATCAATTCGCGGCACAATTCAGAACGGCTCAATTTACTGCGGAACACGAGAATCTGTAATAGGGTCTCTTTGTTCCGCAATTGAAAAGTTCCCCATGATAGAAAGACTGATCGTAGCCGATAAGGACATTGTATCAGCCAAGCAGAAGATTGCTCATGGCAATAATTCGCTCAGTCTTGCTTTCCGGGAACTATCTAAAAACTAAAGGAGGAATAAATCCATGTCTTTATCACATGGCATTAATACCTATAAGGACGATACCAATTTCGCAATGGTAAAAGAGGCAGCTGTTGGTATTCCGTTCTTTATAGGAGCATGGCCTTGCCATCAGGGCAGCGGCTTTGTGAACAAACCGCAGGTAGCTTACAGCTTTTCCGAAGCAAAGGAAATCGGCGGCTACTCGACTGAATGGAGAAACAGTGACGGCTCACCCAAGTGGAGTCTCTGCCAGGCTATGTATGCGCAGTTTAATCTGAACGGCATGGCGCCGGCAGTGTTCTACAATGTTTTTGATCCGTCAAAGCACAAGACCGCCGTGGCTTCTGCCTCGTTCCCGGTTGACGACCACGTTGTTGCACTTCCCGGCGACGCCATCAACGACAGCAGTCTAAAGGTCAACAAATCGGAAAGCGACGTCCTTACCATTGGCAAGGATTATGAGGTCTACTACAACGATAACTCCTGTCTCATTGAGCTTTTGTCAACCGGCAAGGCGTATGGCGAGAGTACTCTCAAAATCAGTTACAATGCCGCCGACCTCTCAACCATTACCGCCGCCGATATCGAAGCGGGCGTTGAGAAAATCGAAATGTGCATGGGGCTGTTCGGCTTCGTTCCCGACCTTATATGCGCGCCCGGATGGAGTTCAAATCCCGCTGTAGCCGCAGTAATGGCGGCGAAGGCGCCGTCAATCAACGGTTTGTTCAAGGGCAAGGCAGTTGTTGATATCGACACCGCCCCAACTGCCGCAAGTAGTTACGACAAAGTACTGTCATGGAAAAACACCAACGGCTATACAGATGAGAACATGATTGTCTGCTGGCCGCTTGTTACTGTTGGGGAGTATCTTTTCGACTACTCTGCATATCTTTGCGGAAAAATTGCGGCGATTGATCAGGGCAATGCTGATTGCCCATATGAATCGCCTTCAAACAAGAGTATCAGCATCACAGGCGCGGTCAACAAAGCGGGGGACGAAATCTGCTTGTCTGTTCAGCAGGCTGATATGATAAGCGTTTCCGCCGGCGTTGTAACTGTTCTCAATTATGCAGGATGGGTAATCTGGGGCAATTACACCGGTGCATATCCCGCAAGTTCCGATGTGGCTAAAGTGTTCATCTGCTGCAATCGTATGCAGGACTTCCTCTGTAACACTTTCACGACTACATATTGGTCGTACATCGACAAGCCTCTCAGCAGAGTAACTATTGACGCTATCGTGAACAGCTTCAACAGTTATCTCAACGGACTTATCCATGACGGCAAGCTTTACGGCGGAAGCGTCCAGTATATTCCCGACAATAATCCCACGGCGAATCTTATCGCCGGAAAAATCCGTCTTGACCTTGAAATGGCTTCTCCTGTTCCTGCTCAGCAGATTGACCTTCACGAGAAATTTAATGTCGATATCATGACGGTTGCTCTTGCAGCATAAGGAGGTTTGAATTATGCAGTTAGATG